GCATGAGCGACTCCCAGGTCTCTCCGAACGACAGGGCGCGGTTCTGCACCTTCTTGACCAGGCCCGACTCAGTCGCCTTGAGGGCCTCGGCCGACAGGTTCGTCAGCTTGCCCAGGAGCAGGAACGGCGGTGTGCGGGTGATCGCCGCGGCTTGCTGAATGGCTTGGTCAATGGCCTGGGCGTAAGGCTCGAGCGGTGTGGCGTCGAAGGAGCCGAAGCGAGCATCGGGGTTCTCCGATGTCCACAGGCGATCCATAGCGATGTTGAACGGCTCGATCGGCTCTCCGTCAGCCCCCCTCGGGACGTCGATCCCGGTGGCCCACCTGATCTTGAACGCCGACAGCTCCGAGGCCATGAGCAGGTTCGATGTAAGGGTGTTGATCCGGTCGAACACCGGCAGGACATCGGAGAGCTCGCTGCGGCCGGTACCGTCCATCTGCGGGCGGTTGAGGAAGGGCTTGATCCCGACCTCCTCGCCAAAGGGGTTTTCCTCGACCTTGACCACGGTCCACTTGTCGGGCGAGACCTGCCCGTCGGCGTAGGGCGCCTCGAGGAAGAACACCTCCCCGGTGTTCAAGTGCAGCCGCGCGTACCACGTCTTGCCGATCTTGTCGGCCCACTTCTTGAGGGCGCGACGCACGACCAGCGGATCGCCGGGCTCGGAGTCGTGATAGCACTCGTAGGACGACTCGGCCCGGATGATCGCGCGGGTGCCGTCGGCCGAGGGCCACACCGACCCGTAGGACACGCTCGTGCTGAGCGCCTGGGTGTGCACGATAGGCGCATAGACGTCGAGATTGTTGCGCTGCCACAGTTCGGTCCACACCTTTGCGTCAGCGTCGGGTGCATCGAGCCGGAACCCCTCAACGGTGAGACGGTCGGCGACGGAGTCGACGATGAGCAGCGGGAAGTTGCTCACGGCTTGCTTGAGCAGGCGGCGGTACTGATCGGATGCCTTCTGATGCACCCAGGGCATCGGGTGAAGGCCGTAGTAGTAGCGGTCCAACACCTCTGATTCGGCGTTGCGTAGGTCGAGCGCATCGCTCATCTCGCGGACAATGCGGATCGCTTCGTCGTTCGTGGTCATTTAGAACCCTCCGGTGAAGCCCCTACGGGGCACTTGGCGAAGTCGTGCGTCGTTCGCCATGCACGCCGCAACGGCGAGGTCGATCTTGTGCATGGAGTCCTTGCTTTGCTTCTTGATCGTGATTCCGCGGGGGGTCTCATGACTGACCGCGTTGGAGATATGGCGGTTCAAGCGAGGGTCGTCGGGGTGAGAGATCGCGCCTTCACCGACACCCGCGTAGAACTCCTGCACCGCCGGCACCATGCGCGCGTTGCTCATGGTGAAGTCGAGGACGCGACGCCGGCCGTAGGTGTCTTGCCAGACTTGGAACTCGGCCAGCCAATACGCGGTGTCACAGTTGAACGCCCGCACGTCGTAGAGGTCGAAGGCGTCCTCGACAGCGGCCATGACCTCACCGCGAGGCACTTGCCACTCCTCGGTGCCGTCGGTCTCCCATACGCCGAGCACGAACAGGTGCCCGTCGAGGGTCATGCCCATGAGAGCTGTCGCGTCCGATGACACCGAACCGTCGAAAGCCATGACGATCCGCTCGCCCTTCTTGGGTGCGCGGTCAGGACGTGCGGCCGCCTTCCACGCCGCCATGTCCATCCATGCGATGCCGCCTAGGCGCACCATCTGATTGAGGCGGTAGCGCCTAAAGACGTTCTCGGGGGTCGACTTGACCGTCGAGCGCATCTCCTCGATGTCGGCCAGACCAAGGCGCAGGTTCGGGTTGGCGATATGCCACATCGCCTCGTCGCGGTGGTCGCATCCGTCGGGGGCCTGCCACCAGGCGATCCCGAAGGAGTCATCGTCGACCTCACCGGAGGCCACGTCGCGCCCGTAGTCGAACAGGCGGGTGAGCAGCGCGTCGTCGCGGTAGTCGCCCGCGGTGGTGATGCCCAGGAGCAGCGACTCAGGTCGAGCACCCGAACCTTGCAGCATGGCCTCCCACAACTCCGAGGTGCCCGGAGCGGTCTGCGAGGAGGGATAGATATGCGGCTCGTCGGCGATGGTCAAGAACGGGTTGAGGCCCTGGGCGAGCTTGCCGTCGTGCGACAGGACGCGATAGATCGATCCGGTCTCGACGTGCTCGATGGCGTCGCGGTAGACCTTGCACTCGTCCTTGAGCAGCGGGTGATTGAGCACCTGCCAGCGCGCCTCACCGAACACGAGCTTGGCCTGCTGGCGGTCACCAGCGATCGAGTAGATTTCGCGGCCGAGCTCGGGGGTGCCGACGAGATACTTGAGCGCGATCGACGAACCCTTGAGCGACTTGGCCGTCTTGCGCGGCAGGCCCAGGATCGCTTGCCGGTAGCGGAGCAGGCCGGTGGCCGGGTTGCGCTCGAGCGCCCACTCCAAGGCCCACTTCTGCCAGTCGGCGAAGTTGAGCGGCTTGCCGGCGCGGAATCCCTTGGTCGCCACCATGAAGGTCGACGCGAACAGCGCGACATCGTCGCCGTCGGTCAGGGCAGACTTCCGCGGGGTCCAGAATGCCGGAGCCCACTCCGGCTTAGGCGCAAGGGGGTCGACCTTGGCGTGGCGTGGACTCACGCACTACCCCGCGTGCGCTCGCGGTACTGATCCAGCTCGGACTTCTGCTGCACCTCGGCTACGCCTAGGCGCCCGCGGTCGCTGGGGGTGAACCCGAGGAGTTGCAGCTTGTCGATGACCTGCTTCTCGAGCGCCCGCAGAGCCGACCGCTGACGCCAGTCCCCTTCGTCGAGCACGACCTTTCGCAGCGCAGCGCGCTCGTCCATCGCCTCGCAGAGAAGGAGGAGAATGTCGGCGTCGCCGTCGGCAGACAGCCAGCGGCGCCCGGCCTTCCACGCCCGATCCCACAGGGCGCGGCCTTCGGTGCCCAGCGGCCGGGGCGGTTCCGGCGTCTCGGTCACCTGGGGGATCGCGGCCTCGGCGGGCGCGTCGGGCAGCTTCTTCTTGCTCGGGTTGCCTCGAGCGCGGTGCTGCTCGACCGGCAGAGGTGCAGGTCCGTTGCGGCGCGGCCGTGCCGGTCGCTTGGCGGCGACCTTCTTGGCGGCGGGCTTGTTCTCGGTCAACGCTTGCTCCCTTGGCGTCGTGCCTTGCGCCGGGCGATCCCGGCGAGGCGGTCCTGTTCGGTCTTGGCCTTGTGATGCCCGCTGCACAGCGAGCGGAGGTTGGTCAGGTCGAGGTGGCTGCCGCCCTCAGCGGAAGGGACGATCGCGTCGACCTCGGTGGCGGTCTCGGTGCAGCGGTGTCCGTCCTGCACGGCGGTACAGCGGTGGCCGTCGCGGCGAAGTGCTTGCCGGCGCTTGCGTGTCCACTCCCATCCCCGCGCCTCGGACTTGCTTCCGGCCCACGGCTCGACGAAGGGCTTGTGCTGGGCGCAGTAGGAATCGCGCCCTTCGACGACGTCGGGGCAGCGCGGCGACAGGCAGAAGCGCATGGTGCCCTCTCTCACATTATGGGAATCGGGTTTGGTCCCCCGGCGGCGTGTCTGCGAAGGGCCGCCTCGTCACGGGCGGGGACCGCCGGGGGTGCACCCCCGGCCCCGTCCGGGCCGACGGCCGGCGAGGGTGACGGCCTGCAGGTCCGCGACGCCGACCCGCTGCAGGACGGCCCGACGTGGTCACGCTGCAGGACGGCCGTGCTCGAGGGCGCGCGCCATGCCGGCCCCGCTGCAGGGTGCCGACGTGGTCACCCTCGAGGGCGAGCTAGTGCAGGCGGCCGACGTGCTCGAGCTGGCAGGACAGGACACGCCGAAAGAATGTCGCGCGTTCCTCTTGCGCAATGTCTCCCATATGCCTAAGGTTAGGCACTAGGTGGACTGTCCACCTATGCGAGAGGAGACCGCATCGTGACTACCGATACCCCTACCGACCTACAAGCGCACGTTGACGCGTGGTGCGAAACGCTCGAACTACCGTTCGCGCAACAGTGTGAAGATGGCGCGCTCGAGGCCTATGCCGACGCGCCCGAATGGCAGCGCCAGGACGCCGCGCGAGAATCTTTCGAGGCCGGAATCCTTGAGGCCTATTGCGATGTCCGCATGTCGACACAATTCGGCACGCTGCAGCATGTCGGCCTATTGCTGACGTTCGGCGGCCCGAACGTCCGCGCCGAGATCGATCCCGACGACGGCCGCATGGTGATCCGCGGCGCATGGTGGAACGAATCAGCCACGGCCTACGGGACCGCGTCGGAGGACGTCCGCGAATGGTGCCAGCTCTACGCCGACGACGTCCGCGAAACATCGGGGGCGTTCTAATGTCCCGCGCATTGCACGGCCGCCAGGACGGCCGCATCGATCTCGAGGACGTCGGCGCGTGGTCGCTGATCGTCCTGTCTGTCGTTGCCATTGTGGCCGGCCTATTCATCGGGCAGGCGCGCAAGGCCGACCACCTATGCCGCGACGGAATCGCGGCCTACTGCCAAGAGGAGACCCGGCCATGAGCGTTACCTACCTAGACCCGGCCGACGTGGTCGACGTCATCGTGAATCGCGCCGCGCCCATCTATGGGCGCAACGTCGACGGATATGGGAGCAAGATTCCGACACGTTTCATGTTGCGCCTGCAGGACGGCCGCGCCCGACGTGTCTACGTCATGCAATACGCCAATAGCGGGAGCTGTTACGTCGTGGTCGGGGGCGAGGATCGATTCCTTCCGTCCGACCTCGAGCACGACATGATGGCGGCCGCGGCCCGGCAGGACGGGGGCGCGTCATGACGGCCCGCGACATCATTCACCTAACGGTGTGCGTCGACTGCTACATGATGTCGGCCAATGGTGAGGCCGAGACCGCGCCGGAAGGGTTCGGGGACCGTTACGCGGCAGGGTGCGCCGACCTAGGCGACGCGGGATATGGCATCCCGTTCCCGTCGTCCTGGCCCCGCGATGACGGGACCGAATGGCCCGACGACGACGTCGACCGCGGGATAGACCGCGAGAGGTTCTTTAGTTCCTCCCCGTGCGATCTATGCGGCGACGGCCTGGCGGGTGACCGCTATCCGGCGGCCGTATTCCTCGAGCGTGTCGCCGAACGTCCGCATGAATGGCGGACGGGACGCCTTACGGGCGCCACGACGTGCTCGAGGTGCGGCCTACTGCCGCTAGACGCCGCGGACGCCGCGACGGAATGCAATCCGGGCGAACGGTGCCCAGCTTGCGGGTCACCCGTTGACTACTGCCAAGGGCACGGGGACATCGGCGACCCCTACGGGGCCGCGATCCTGGCGGACCACGACGACGGCCGGCACGCGCGGTGCCATTCCCTAGCGGGGTGCCAAGAGTGAGCGCGATGAAGGAGCTGTACACGGCCTGCCAGGACGCCTACGCCTACCTAACGCGGGCCGCGGCATGGTGGCCGAACGTCGACACGCTCGAGGGGGACGACCACGTCCGATACATCGGCGGGATGACGCTCGGATATGTCGAATGCGCGAAATGGGCCGAGGAGTCTGACGACGTCGCCGACGTCGGCCGCTATGGCTTGCGGAACGCGCCACTAGCGCCGGGCGAGGGTGCAGCGGTCGCGGCCTTGTGCGCGTCGTTCTACGTCAACAATGCGCGCGACCTATTGGGCTACGCGCCGTGGAAGGACGACGCCGGCCAAGCCGGACACGATCTGCACCTAACGCGCAACGGCCACGGCGCCGGATATTGGGACCGAAACTATCCGCGGACCACGCCGGCCGGCCGGGCCGGTGAACGCTTGAGCGAGAGTGCTCGAGCACTAGGGGAGACCTATCCCTACGTCGGCGACGACGGATACGCCTACAGCCTGGCAGGCGCGGTCCCGTTCGTGAGCGTGGCCGACGAATTGGCCGCGCGCACGTCCCGCAATGTCATTCACCCGCGCCGATAATCGGCGCCCGCGAGAGGAGATCGCATCATGAGCACGATTGATCGCACGCTATACCGGCAGGCACGCGCGGCAGGCCTACGGCCGGAACGCGCGGCCTACCTATCCCGGCCGTTCCCGATGCCGGCCGACGACGCCGCGCTATGCAGCATCCTGCAGGCCGTCGCCGACGACATGGTCGACCGCTATTCGTTCGCCTGCCTCGAGCTATCGGGCGACTTTCACGGCATCCCGTGGCGCGTGACCATGGCCGAAGATGAATGGGCCGACGCGGCCGAATGGCTAGGGACGTTCACGGATAACGACGGCCCCGACACGGTCCCGAATCCCTCGAGCTACGGCCGCTATGCCACCTATGGCGCCTATGCGCGTTTCCGGCCGGCATACACGCTCGAGGAGCGATACCGGGGCGCACGCCGGGCCGGAATGACGCGGGACCGTGCACGCGCCGCAGCGCTCGAGGGTGCGGAACGGGATGCCGCTATGGCGGCCGAATATTCGGCCGTCGTGATTACCGTCGACATCGGCGACGGCCTGGCGCTCGAGTCTCTCGGCGACGTGACCACGGTCGACGTTCCCGGCTTGCCTTACGTCCTGCAGGACCGGGCGACCCGCTACGCCGTGCTCGAAGCTGTCGCCGACACGGCCGCTAATGCCTTGTGGCAGTACCGGGCGCCGGCGCCGGGCCAGCTCGAGCTCATCGCGGTCTAGTGGCATTCCGTCGGCCGTCGGCATCACGTCGGCGGCCGGCGGTGCACTACTAGGTGCAATGCGAGAGGAGACCCCGCAATGAATACCGACACACTCGAGGGTAACGGCGTCGTCATGACGGCCGACCCGGACGACGTCGACGCTGCAGGATGGCGCCGGCACGATGTCTGGCGAATCAATGCCGAGTCATCGGGCGCCTACGGCGACGACGCCGTAGGCCTGGCCTACGAATCGCGCTATTCGGCGCGGCAGGACCACGGCCCGTTCGTCGTGGTCGACGTGGCCTATTTCGCTGAGGCCTGCAGCACTACGAATCTGCCGGACGTGGTCGACGCCTACGTCGTGGAATGTCAGATAACGACGTCAACGTGTCACGATCTCGAGGACATCGGCGGGGGTGA